CTCTTAATGAATTTAGTCAATTGCTCTACTTCCTCTCGCCCAGAGCATTCCCAACCATCATCGTCCCAATCAATGAACTCTGAATATTCAGGATCACCATAATTACCAAAGAACATCATCTCAACAGCGGTCTCTTCGGACTCTGCTTCGACTACATATACTTCTTCTATGATAGCCCTACGGTGGAAGGTAAACTTATATGTTTGGGCCAACCACGGTCTCCTCGATGATCTCCCAGATCTCATTCACTGTCAAGAACGGATACTTCTTCTGCATATCAGCTAGGCTTGTGCCCTGTCTGTGTAGTTCTTGTATGTCTGTGTAGATTGTTTTGAAATAGCCCATCTTATTCTCCTTAAAAATTTAGGGTGTGTGCTTGGCCCGCATTCGAGTTTTCACACATTAAGGCAGTCTCCGGGAAACCACTAGCCAACTCTTTCGAGCGAGTGACTTGGTAGGCGTTTATTTCTGTCACTCCTTTAATGGGCAAATCACCGGCACAGCCATTGCCTCCCTAAAACCTAGTTCAGTTCGTAGCAACCTGCTGGAACCGTAAATCCTAATCTCTTTAGTTCTTCAACTACTGCGGTTAAGTGTGCGTGTCTATTGGCCAATTGACGACCGCGTAGCTCACCGTCACAGCTGAGATTCTCTGGACTGAGTTCATTTTCCAAACGAGCGAACATCCTATCTGCGTCTGTTTGTGTTAGTTGGTTTCTGTTGGGCAATACTTTGCCTCCTAAGAGTGCATCCCAAGCATTGTATTGTTTGATGTAAAGATCTAGTTCTGTCATATCCGCTCCTTAATTGTTAGTATAATTATAGCACCAAACAACCAAAATGTCAACCAATTTATACCATCATAAACTTGGCTAATTTTGGGTCCACGATATTAATACCATCCACTTTAAGTGCGTCAATGGAAGAGTCTGCTAACATAGCAAGTGCTCTGTCTTTGCTGATCCTATACCATCCTAGGTTAAACAATGTTTTTCCATATCTAGAATAGCGAACCTTTAGGTCCTCTTCTTTGCGTTCACCACGGGTAGCCAATTTGATAGTGATTTCATCCCAGTGTCCACCATCCTTGGCTTTGATCTCATAGGCCATTTGCTTGATGATATGTTTGGCCAGCTTCATGCCCACAGGAGAATCAGCGTCACGCTTATCCCTAGCTTCTTCTGCTATGCGTAGTGCTTCTGCTTTACGGACAGCATCAGCCGCTTGGAATCTTGCTTCAAGACGAGGTAGGTCTTGTTCAATCTCACGACCTAGTCTGATTGCGTCCTGTAGTGCGGCCACTGTATTTTCCATTGCTGTGAGATCGTTTGGTTCTTGGTCTTCTTCACGGCTAACATAGCCTGAACGGGTTGGAGTGATAGTCCACAGTTTATTGTTTCTATCTCGACGGTGTATTTCTAACTCAACAACATCGCTGTCTCTGTAACCAAAGATACGGTATTTGATACTGCCTCTGCCCGTGTCAGCGATCTCGTCTAAGTTGTATTCTAGTCTGGTATATTGCATAGTCCGCTCCTTAATTGTTAAATGCTATTTTAGACTCTTTTGGATCGTTTGTCAACCGGTATTTTGGGACCTATTTTGGTTGACATTTTGGACAAAAGAGTGTATAATGTAATTGTCGAACAGAGGGGGATGGACGGGGAGGGTGGGCGGCATTTCTAGGATCCCATCCTGCTGGTTTTGAAGTATGGGCCATTCTTGTATTCACGGCCTATGTAGTATTCCAACAATTGTCGTTGGATCTGTGCTATAAGGTTATCACTATACTCATCCAAGCATACAAAGCGGACTGGGCACTTACCCCAACCACCATGCTTAAGGAACTCAGCAAAGTATCTCCTATGCTCTTTGTTCGCGGGATCGAAACAGATAAGAGGTCGTTTGATTAGATACTCTAACTTATTCATTATTCTTTAGTAGTCTTGTTCGCTTGTTCAATAGCGGTAGTGGCCACTGAATGGGCTACATCTACCCCCTTGCCCAACCAGAACTTGGTTACCGTTGGATACAAGATAGCAAGTGTAATTACCACTCCTAATAATACTTTACCCATTATTCACCAAATACCTTTCTTTTTAGTTTACGAAGTTCAATAGAGAAATAATATAATGCGCCTGTCTTCCACAACCAATAAATCTGTGAAGCTATATACCCTAAAACAAATCCTATGAATAATGTCATATCTTCCGTCTCCTAATGTTAAATTCTACCCTACTATACAGCGGGGTCTCTGTGGCTTAACTCGCATCGACCTGGCACTGCCGCCTACCCAACTAGCTGTGCATCCTTTTCGTAGATCACAGTCTGCCCAAAGGGTGCTTCTGCGGTAGTGTTGCCTTTAACGATAAACAAAGTATCGCAATAATTATCATCACCCCAACTACCACAAGGATATCCATCTGTGAACATTACGAACTTCTTGGGTTGCAAACCTACCTCTTTCATATAGTTGAAGTTGGCTTCAAAGTCTGTGCCACCACCACCTTTAGGTTCATAACTTAATAAGTCATCGCTGTTGTCGTGCGTGATGCGTGTATGGTTATATATTCCTGTATCAAAGCACCACAAGTCAATAGCGAAGTCTGTGTATTGATCCATGATACCTTTGATCTCACTTAAGAATGTCGTAGCATCTTCATCACCAATACTACCACTCATATCAATTGCGATCGCCACATCAATAGTTTCATCATTCTTCAAGCCTGGAAGTATCGCGCCTGAGTGTGCTGACTTACGATTATATCTGCTGAATGAGTAGTCGTTGCGAACAATGCTTTGGATGTTCATACGGAGCATCTCTCTCCAGTTCATCTTAGGCTCTGTCAAGTCTTTGATCATTCGTTGGATACCTGCTGGCACTTTACCTGCACCTGCCGCCGCGGCACTCTGGATCATAGCCTGCTTGATCTCATCACGGATAGTCTGTGCTTCTTCCTTGCTCATAGTTGGCTTACCACTACCGTCTTTTTTGTCACCTTCTTTGCCACTACCGCCACCGCTATTACCATCCTCATTGATGTGCTCGTCTAATAGATCACCTAGTTGTTTAAGCAGATCCTCCATAGACATCTTGTCTGCTTGTTCATACAATTGATCGTAGATCTCTTCCCAAGCCATCCCTCTGTATTTAGGATCATAGCAGATCTTAACTTCGCTGATCTTCTCACCAATGCGTTCGTCTACAAGGATCTGATTAACCGCATAGTCCTGAGCGATGTTGCTGAGCATACGATCCCTGCTACCTACACGACCTAAATGATCAAAAACACAATGTAGGATCTCGTGACCAAATAAGAATTCTAATTTTTTAACTGATAGTTTTTCTACGAACTTGGTATTGTAGTAGAAGTTCTTGCCGTTGGTTGCGGCTGTAGGGCACCAGTCGTCTGCTTGGATAATCTGCATACGGGTAGCCATGTTGCCGAAGAATGGCGCTTTGAGTAATAAGCCTACTCTAGCTGTGGTTAATTTTTCTAGTATTGGGTCCATCTCGCTCTCCTTAGTATATGTATATTATAGCACCTTTTGGACGGTTTGTCAAGGCCTAAAAGTGTGGCTTTTTTGCCACACCCCGGCACTCCAAAAGGTGGAAAGATAAGCTCTGAGAAGCCTACCCTTCCGTGCTATAGGGAGGTCTAGTTCTCCATAGCAGATAAAACATACTTGCCAAAACGCTTGTGGAACTCATCAAAGCTCTTCATCTTGGCCGCGTCTAACGGTAAATCATAATTTGTCAACGCTGTCTTTGCACCCATAACCACAAGCTCAGTTGGAAAATTATCCATCATATAACGGAAGAATGTATCAGCCATTTCATCCCACTTGGCTACTTTCTTCTCTGATCGTTCTTTCAACTCATAGCATAAGGACACGGTTAATGAATACATCGCTGACACTTCTTTGATTTCTAAAGTCTTAACTTTGCCATCTAAGATGTCTCCTGCTTTAGGCATACGACCTGCTACCTTACGGTGTGCCATAAACTTCATAGCCAAGCCATCACCAATAGCACCTGCTACCAAGTTGTGAAGTGTATCGCTGTCAATGTCATCGTCTGTTAGCAAGTCTGAAACGAAGCACCATGAGCGTGGAGTTGCGAATGCTTTAGAAACACTCTTTGGATCGAAGTCATACAAGTCCTGCTTGGCAAAGCCTACATAACCTACGACCTCTGGGTGGATACTATTCATCACAGCCCAATCTGTCCAATCGTCTACATCTACTTTGGCTTCCAAGTGTAGGAAACGATTAGCCAACGGTGCTGGCATACGATATGTCACACCACGGTCGCCATCACGGTTACCTGCCGCCACAATATCTACGCCCTTAGGTAACTCGTATGTGCCTACTCTACGGTTAAGGATTAGCTGATAAGCCGCCGCTTGCACCGCTGGGGGTGCTGAATTTAATTCATCTAAAAAGATGATTGCGGTGCTGTCTGCGTCTACAGGAAGCTCTGACGGTGGAGCCCAAGTCATCTTGCCCTGATCAGCATTGTAGTATGGAATACCTTTGATATCTGTAGGTTCCCATAATGCTAGACGGACATCGATCACTTCACGCTTGGCATCTTCACCAATCTGCTTGACGATGTCTGACTTACCAATACCTGGAGGGCCCCAAAGGAATACTGGGCGTTTAGATTTAATTGCTTTTGAAATACTACGCTTGGCCGCTTTAGGACCTAATTGACGAATTGAATTATCGCTCATTTTCTAGACCTTTCTTAGTTAAGTTTCTCAGTTTTAATAGTATAACACCAATTAAGGTAAATGTCAACCTATTCGTTGCCATCTGCCATAAACATTTCACGACCAGCTGTCATAAACTGATCAAAGCTCATTTGTTCGATTGTAGATAGTTCGTGATATTTGGATTGCATGGCCTGTAGTGTTTCTAAGAACCCAACGATGCCATTGCGTTTTTGATACGCTTCGATTACTTTGATTGTTTCTTTCATTGTCCGCTCCTTCATTATGTAGACATTATAGCACCAAATATCCAATTTGTCAACCCCTATTTTAGACTGTGGCAAAAAAGCCACACCTCGGCACTCCTGGTATTACAGCCAAAAAGAAAGGACCCTTTCGAGTCCTTCCTCAAACCCGCCCCGGGAGCGAATCGGATTGGAGTTTGAAACCTTAGGTAGGTTGTATTACAAAGTGATGCCCATTGCTTTAGCTTTATAGCCAAGAGCAACGATCTCACGTGATGGCTTGCCTAATTCATACTCTGTTACCTTCACACCGTTACCAGCCACTCGTGTGTTAGCGTAGATCGCATAACCATTTTGACGAAGTCTTGAAGCTTCAGCAGCCAAGTTGCCTACACCAAAACGCTTTTCAGCTTGTGATGAAGTTAATTTAGCGCCATTGTAAAGAGCATTAAACACTTTAAATGTCTTAGTTTTTTTTGAAATAAATTTCATTTGCCTTTTCCTTTTCTGTTTTAAGTTAAATGCTGATTAAATTTTTTCAGCGTATTGTTATTATACTACATCTACCACCTAAAGTCAACTACTAATTTTACCATTTGTAATCCCAAGATTCAAAGGGCTTTTTAGTAGCCTTTTTGGTTGGTTGTGGACTACGGATAAAAACACCCATGATCAACACCGCCAACCATGTTTGCCAAGTGTATGCTATAAGCAAGGCACTGCCAAACAATGTGTTCCATGCCCAAAGAATAACCCAGGGCCCAAACACAATTCCTATCAAGATCAGCACGACCACCAACTTGCCTGCTAACCATCCTAATTTACCCCACATAGATGTCCTCCTTGATTTCATCCATATCGTCACCTACCTGCTCTTCTACTAGTCGGGTCAACTCAGCTTCGCGGAGCTCTGCTTCAAGTTGTTTAGCCTTGCGTTTTCCTGCAAGGGCTGACCCTTTGATATACATACGGCTATAATGCTCTGTGCAATACCACTTGCCAGCCACGGGCTTCCCACCACATATATGGTCTTGGCCCCCGAACCATTGGCACCCTTCTGCCTTAACGGTAGCATTCCAAATGCTGTCAATCTGTGCGTCTGTTAATGAACTCATTAAGCACCCCTTCTCATAACGGTTACTTCGGCCATACCCTTCCATTTCAACGGAAAGCTCTTACGCAAGTCTGCTACCTTGAGCACCGTTCTTAATGATAGCTCACGCATCTTGCCCTTGTTCTCAATGATATAGTCCACAACCTCGTCACGCACCGCATCTTCGAAGTCATATGTGTTCAACATACCATCATTGACTATCTGCTTGATACGCAGAACCTTTTCACGATCTGTATCCATCTGAAGATCAATATAGTGACAGCGTGACTCTAATGCCGCCAAGTGATCCTGTAATTTCTTACTACGAACGTTCTCAAACTTAATATTAGTGATAAAGATCGCTCCAGCTTTAAATTCAAACCTAGCTGGTATGCCTTCTTGGCGTAGCAAGCGACTATCGGTATTCCAACTGATCATACGCTTAGTAGAGCTGTCTAAAGCCGCCTTAAGGATGTTAAGACTTAAGTCGTCTAGCAATACCGCGTCACAGTCATCAAACACCACCACGTTACCTCTGTCGCTGAACTCATATAGTTTAGCATACAATCCAATCGCGGACATTGCACCTTTGACCACTTCATACTTGGCTTTCTTGCTAGAAAGGGTATTGAACAAGTCCTCTTTGTGTAGCACTTCCTCTACACCAAAGCTCTTGCCCACGCCCGGAGGTCCTGTGACTATCATAGCACGGACGGTGCCTTCTTTGACAGCCTGTGTCATGTCTGCTAGGATTTGGAAGCGTCCGCGGAGTCGTTCTACAATCTCTTCATCTGTTTCTTTGGCCACGGCGCTGTCCTCTACCTTGATCTGCTCTAAACTAGTATCGCGTCCAGGAGCCTGTGGAACACTACCACTGATCACGGTATAGTCGTTTGATGAGTCGCATTTAATACGGATTTTTCTGCTAGGGATGCCTGCATTAGGCGGAACTACTGAGCTACCATCAACGGTAACGAAACCGCCTTGCCCACCAGTTTTGAACTGCTCAACGAGCATGAAACGAAATCCTGACATTGATACATCATTGCCACGAATCTTATATGTTCCATTGTTAATTTCAATCATTGCTGACATACTCGCTCCTTTCATTGTTAAGTGTGTATTATAGCACCATTAAGCGTAATTGTCAACCTCTAAATTGGCTAATGCGCCATCTAGACTAGTCCAACCGCTGTCATACTTCTTAACCCACCAATTTTCATCTTCGTCCATATAGTAAAAATACTCACAACCAGAACCTAGATAATAACTATGGAAACTTTCACGATCAAAAAACACTTTAACCTCTACACCCGTTTCGCCACGGTCACGACCGTAATATGTAGTTTCACTGTCTGGAGCTGCTTGATCAAAGTCGTGTTTGGAGCCAATCGTTGGGCCCAATGAACTGATGTCCCCACCCTGTATCAACTCCAGTGTTTTACCTGCTTCTGTATAGTGATTGAGTAAGGTAGCACCTACGCCCTCTAGATAGCCATCCCAGTGGCAATAACAAGCATTGATTTCTTCACCTTGATTGATTGCAATTGCTGAACGTGTTGCCATTTGATTCGCTCCTTAAGTGTTAAGTCAGTATTATACTATCTAATAGTCTGTTTGTCAACCGATAATTGCATGGCCTTAAGGCTAAATGAATCGGCTAGTTTTACCACCCGCTTTTCTGCTTCTGCCATGGCTGTCCATATCATATCCTCAGCCACACCGTCTGTCAATACATCACGGGCATTCTCATATAGGAACCCACCCACTATGTCCGAGCCCAATTCAACATCATCCAACAGGACCCTCACACGTAGTATGAACCAATCCAGATCGCCTGAGTCTATATCACGGCACATCTGGTCTACATCATAATAGGGTTTACCAGTATCTGGATTGATGCTGGTGTCAAATAGATCTCTAGGGTGGAGTTCTTCGTAGTGCTTTTCTATGACAATGTTAAACCCATCGCGGGCTTGTTTTGATAATACTTCCCATGGTGTTGATCGCATATCCGCTCCTTAAGTATTTCGTATATTATAGCATCAAACTAGTGTTGTGTCAACCACGGCGCATCTTGCTGATATCGATAGCGTCCTCTTTGCTGAACACTGGTATGGCATTGCTCTTGTGTAGCTGTCCAATACCTATCATGGCGTCACCCGTATACTGCTGGACTTCCTTCTTTACCGCGATACCTGCACCAGTATCCAAGCTAGGAATATGGTTGGTAAGGCGCTTAGGATCAACCACGACACGTGAATCAACAGCTGGACCCACCCAGGAGCTTTTCTGTATAGTCGTTCCACGTGGTTTATCATTAGGTTTAATATCCCATTTCTTCATAAATGCCTGCCAAGATTCCTGCTGTTCACGGGCCTTCTGGGCGTGGGCTGCCGAAGCGAACCTACGCTTGCTCTTCTTCTTACCTGTGGTGCTGAGCCAGGGGCCCTCTAGATGCATGGTCATATTATCGTCGATCGCTGTTAAGTATTGGTTGGAGTTCGCGTATCAGAGCACGCTCACGACGGTGTGCCGCTGCCTTGCCCTGGACCATCTCATGGACGCAGACCTCTATCTGTTCACGTGTCGCGAGACTTCTAAGAGCCCGGCATAAGAGCCAATTTAGGCCCTCTGTTTGGCTACGATACCAATGCTTGCTGACCCGAGCCTGGATGCTCTTAAGTGTGGTGGCCTGTGTCTTAGCGGTAACGCCTATATAGTTCTGGCCATTAACCCTTAGCTCGTATATGATGTGATTCCTGTTGTCCATGTTGTTTCGCTCCTTCATTGTGTTATTATACTACCAAAGGACCAAAATGTCAACCGTTTTTTACTGTTTTTTGAGAGTGTGGCTTTTTGGCAACACTTGGGCCTCAGTCTTGGCACTGCCACCCTCGGGCTGTCGGACATCCTCAGGCTTATATGTGATAGAGGATATCCAATTGGGGTCCCACATATCCATGTAGGGGTCAGGGGTATTCTGCATCTTACGGTCCAAACAGGCCTGCATCCGCTTGGGGTCCTTATATCTGCAGCTCAAGGCTGGCACCATCACAGGTATATCTGACTCTGCCCCCATGGCTTGGTTACTGAAGTACATGGCTGCTGCTGTGGCTGCTTCTAATATCATGATAGGTCTCCGTCGTCTTCGTGTACAGTTACGTGCTGCTGCTCCTTAAATGTGCGCTTGAGCCATTCCCTATTGGCATCCCAGTAGTCCTTGTGCGATAGAAGACCACCCTCATCACGGTACAGATAGTACTGATCCCGCAACCAGGCTTTGAAGTTACTCTTCATTTGCACCTGGGCGAGCATGCAGCTTACGATGATGTTCCCATGATTCCTGGCAGTGTATGCAGCGTGTGCAACCTGGTACTAGGGTACGTCTAGCTTCTGGGATCACTTCCCCACAATCCTCACATTCACTAAGACTCTCCCTGGCTGCTTGCTCAGCTAGAGCCCTGCGCACATTGGCTATGTGATTCATATTGTTGTGGATGCTGTGCAACTGTGCCATCTCAGCTTCTTCTTCATTATTGTACTGGAAATCGTCTTCTGCCACTGTGAACCTCTCTTAATTTGTATATGCGTAATATTATACACTCGACTAGAGCGTATGTCAAGAGATATTTATATCCAGCAGCGGGGCCACTATAGGGATCAACCTGTATACTGTATACTACCTTAGACTATCTTACTCTACTGTATACTCTCCTGGAGCACAGTCCGGAACTATCGCGACTGCGAACACATAGTCAGAACTGTACTCTACCGTGACTCTACTGTACTGTATAGTGAGATCACTGTGACTCTATGCAGCGGGGCCAGTGGCCTTACCGTGGGAGGCTGTTAAAAGCAGTGGATTCACGGTGGATCTATGGTGGAGAATGGTGGAATTTGCACCGTTTGAGCACAGTCTAGGGTAGAGATACTACAGTTTAGAGATTCTTTCAGGATTGGTTAATGAGGCTTAATAAAAATACTACACAATTACACACTTTTTACTACTTTACTACACTTTGATACGCATTTCACCCTAATAATGCACAGCGGGGCCACTGTACATGAACCATTTTGAGCTATTTGATCACAGTAAATCACACTTTACTCTACCTTATCCTACCTTACCTTACTAGATACTATTCTCTCGATCTTTAGATCCACACACTCACACACCAGTGCATCTAGTGCGGGCCTAAGCAGCGGGGCCACTTACACACCCAAGGTTAATATGAAGTATATCCATGCACACACTAAGATCATTATCACTGCATCCACTAACCAGCTGTTCACGTATAGTCCTCTAGGCTGCCGCAGGCTCATCACTGCTATCATTACTACTGTTACTCTTATCTTTATCTACTGTATTACTAGTACTAGTATCCAATAACAATTGATCGCTGGCCATATCTATAGTATCTTCTAGTATGCAGTATGCTCCGGTCAACTCTAGGTTATCCTGTGTTTGGCATAGTTCATACTCAAAGGGATCATTATCTAAACGATCCTTACGAGTTAGGAACCCAAGATTATGATTACGCACACGCATGGCCATACGAGCACCAGCCCGAGTCTGATAATACTTTAAGCGGGTCATGGACTCCCAATGGACCAGATAGTATACAGTTTTCATACTGATATTTACAGTGTGAGCAGCGTACTATTATATGGGTATACTAAGGGTATTATATCCGGCCAGTGATCTTTAACAATACCACGGCCAACACTGTGATGATGATCACTGCCCATAACACTCGCTGCCATAACTGCATATCTTTGATCAACATAGTAGTTCCCTGTAGGATGATAATATGCTAGTATTTAATCAGGCTAGAGGGCCTTGGAAATTTTTGCGCTACCGCGCTCGTCTTCGACGAGCATACAGCATTATGCTGCCTATTTTGGACACAAACTATTAGTCAATCAATACCATTTCTTCCCAAGAGTCGCAGGCATGATGGTTGTATTTTCCACCGGTCCTTACGCCTGTGTTAGGATTTACTGGAATTTTAATACCTTGTCTAGGGAATCCACTAGATGGTCTTGGTATAGCGAAAAAATTAACTTTGTTAGTCATCCAATTCCACCCTACGAAATAAACAGTGCCAAGTTTGCCCACTACTGAACTGATTACATATCTTCTCTTGGGGCCGTCTTTAAAAAGAACACCGGTTTTCATATCGCCGTTATTATCAAAGTCACGCCCGTCTTCACTGATCTTTTCTGTGGGCTTGCCTAGCTTGTTTCTAGTGGCTACAAATAGATTCTCATAGACTGTACTAAGTTGTATTTCTCCTAGGTTATAGGCTGTTAGGAAATCTTTTTTAGATTGGCCTAAGGTCATGCCATACTTTTTCTTAAGTCCATAAGCGAACTCAGCTAGTGATTTTTGAGCGATACAACATTGATCGGTAGTTGCCATACTGGGCCTTTCTTAGTTAAGTGTATAGTATTATACAGTCTATTCTAAGGGCTGTCAATGGTGTATAGGATATATAATTCATTCACTACCCCCTCAAGGACGTACTATCATGTTTAAAGGTTTATTCGAAGCCCGTACACTAACTCTACTCATATTGATCTTAAGTGTGGTCAATGCCCTAACCGCTATCTTATCAGGTCACACAGACATCATGTGGGGTTGGATATCAGCAACAGCAGGTTGGTATACAGTATGGGATCTAACCAAGAACAAGTGATCGTCATCTAGTTATATGCTAGGTTAACTATTCAGTTAAATACTGTATGACCATTACGAATCTCACAGAACTAATATCCGCTTTAGGCAGTGATAGTATAGATATCACCGCGGGGGGTAGACAAGACGGTACCAGTGTTAACACACAGCGTATCAACCCTATAGCAGACAATCTCAGTAGAGCAGCAACACTGACTGCCTCTACACTAAGTCCTATCACACAGGTCTCACCCACCAGCACAGCAGTCACGGTCGTAGAAGCAGGGCAGACTGTGGTTTTGATCACAGGACCCAAGGGTGACGTAGGGCCACAAGGACCCCCAGGGGCTAGTGGTAGTATAGGAGTAGATGGAGTATCAGGTGTGGGCATCACTGGGCTCTCTATAGATGCCTCAGGTAACCTTATAGTAACCCTCACTGACACTACCACAGTCAATGCCGGCACACTAAACAGTGCTATTACTATAGGCACAGTCACGCAGGGGGCTACGGCCTCAGCTAGCATATCAGGATTTGCACCCAATCAGATATTAGATTTGGTCATGCCCAATAATCTTACGGGCACACCCACAGCACCCACAGCCGCACAGGGTACCAATACCACACAGATAGCCACAACAGCATTTGTACGCACAGAAGTCTCAGCCCTAGTTGACAGTGCTCCAGAAAGCCTAGACACACTAAACGAATTA